TAATTGCAACAACCGGCACCGCTGCATCTGGTAGCCGCATGCCGCTTGTTTATGGTGATTTGGTAGCATTGAAAGGAAAATTAGATGCTGCCGGTGTGGATGCGGAAGGGCGCAGGCTTGTATTATGCAACGATCATTGGAATGACCTGCTTTTAGACCGCGCAAACTTCGGTAATCAGTTGATTGATTATAACGCAGGCAAACCCGCGCCAATGGTTGCAGGCTTTAAATTATACCAGTATATTAATAACCCATTATATACAACAGGCGGCGCTAAGAAAGCGTTTGGTGCATCTGCTTCCGCTGGCGAATACCAGGCATCCGTTTGTTTTCATGAAAATAACGTTGCTAAGAAAACTGGTAATACAAAGCAGTATTTTAAACCGTCTTCTTTAGACCCCGATAATCAAACCAACAGATTAAACTACAGGCATTACTACATGGTTCTGCCTTTCCAAAATAAAGCAATCGGCGCTATTCAGTCGAAGAATGCGGCATAAGATCATGCTGGTGCGTTTTGTTTGATGGCCCGGAGGCTGCAAAAAACAGCCTCCTTTTTTAAATCAATTTAAAATCATTTTAAACATGGATTCAGTTAAAGAATATTTCAAAGATTATCCAGCAAAGGATAAGTGTTTTGAAACAAGCGATGGCCTTTTATTTCACGAGAAAGGCGATGCAAATTATCATGCCAATTCTTTAAAAGATAAGGAAGTAAAAACACACAATGCGACTAAGTATGCATTGCCTGCTGAGGATGAGCAAGCAAAAGCGGAATCAGATGCAAAAAAGGCTGAGGCCGCTGCAAAGAAAGCTGCTGATGCTGCCGCAAAAAAAGCGGAAGCGGATGCAAAGAAAACTGCTGATGCTGCTGCAAAAAAGGCTGCTGGCAAATAATCATCTTATAACTCATAACTCATACAATTATAATGTTACCTCGCGTAAAAATATATTTTGAAAACGGGAACTTAAACCTTGTTACGCCTTCGGATGATTGTGCATTCGGAATTGTAGCAACTGGCGTAACAGTTTCAACAACATTTGTGTTGGCAACCCCCTATAAGGTTAGCAGCATGGATGATGTTAAAGCATTAGGTATAACCAATGGGAACAACCCGCTTTTTTATAAAATATTAAGCGATTTCTATAGCGATTCCGGTGCTGGCACTCCTGTTTACATAATGGGTGAACCCGACACGATGAAGCTTAGTGATATGGTTGATATTGCTAACGCATCCGGTGCTAAAAAGCTCGTTGATTTCTTTAATGGCAAATTGCGCGGCGTGTTCATAAGCCGTAAACCTGCTGTTGGTTACACTCCTACAATTACAAACGGGCTGGATGCAGATGTTGCTTTAGCTCGTACTAAAGCGCAGGCATTTGCCGAATACTATACAGATAGTAAATATGCGCCTTTGTTTGTTGCAATTGAAGGGTATGCTTATAGTGGAACTGCCATTGATCTTAAAGACCTGACAACAGAAACTTATAACCGCGTATCTGTGTTAATCGGCGATACAGTTACAGGCAGTGCCAACGCAGCTATTGGCGTTCTTGCTGGTCGCCTGGCAATAAGCCCGGTGCAAAGAAATATTGGCCGGGTTAAAGATGGCCCGTTAGCACCATTGGCAACCTTTATCGGTTCAACTCCTACGGAGCTTGCCGACATAAGCACAATACATGATAAGGGTTATATAACCTTTAGAACGTTTGTAAGCCAAAGCGGGTATTACTTCAACGATGATCCCACCGCAACAGCCGCCACAGATGACTATTCTCATATAACAGCCCGGCGCACAATTGACAAGGCTTATCGCATTGGCTATACAACATTATTGCAATGGCTTTTAGATGAAGTGCAGATAAATGAAGATGGCACTTTGCCCGCAACTGTTGTAAAAGCATGGCAACAGCAGGTTGAAAATGATATAGCTGCACAAATGACCGCAAAAGGTGAATTAAGCGGTGACGTAACCAAAGGAGATAGAGGGGTGCAATGTTATATTGATGCAAGCCAAAACCTTGTCTCAGGTTCTCTTTTAAAAGTTCGCATTCGTGTAAGGCCGTTTGGTTATCCACGCTATATAGATGTGTATTTAGGCTTTACGGTTATTGGAGCATAAACAATTATTCAAATTAAAATTTTTCAACAATGGCTTTTGATAGCAGAGAATATGAATGGTCGGATATAACGCTTGTATTAGGCGGCAGGGATATTACCGGCATTCGCGGCATTAAACATTCTGAAAAGTTGGAAGGTGAGGCTTTATACGCTAAAGGCAAAAAACCGCACAGCATACAAACAGGAAACTTTTCTTATGAAGGTTCTTTTATCATCCTGCAAAGTGAATACGAGGCGCTTGTTATAGCTGGTAAAGGCAGTGCTTTAAATCTGCGTGGTTTATCTGCTGCAATTGGTTACGGCAATCCGTTGAATGGTGACGCTATGATGCATAAAGCCATTGTAGGAATTCAATTGACAGAGGCCGCAAATGATTGGAAACAGGGTGACAAATTTATGGAAGTTGAATTGCCTTTTTTAGCAACCGACATTATCAACAACGTACAATAATTATTCATCAATAAACAAAACAATTATGGCTAACGAAAAAATAGCAGCAGCAGATGTTACACCGGAAATTATTGCAAAATGGAAACAGCAATACGGCAGCGTTGCAAAGCTTACTATCAAAGAAAAGGATAGTGTAAAAACAGCATTTGTGCGCAAGCCAACAAACAAAGAAATTGATTTTGCCAGTGCCAATTTAACCCGCGGCGCTCTTGCTCAATACGGCATTACATTATTTAACACTTGCCACATAGCAGGTGACGCGCCGGAAACAGAGGACGGACTTCGCACTGTAGGTCAATACATGAGCGAAATGATTGAAACTGTGGAAGTGGAGTTGGAAAAGCTATAGCGGATGCCGATTATGGCATTCGTTTCCCGAACGAGAAAACGCAGCAAACAACCGGGAAAAGAATTGATTACGCCGAATGGTGTACGGCACATAAAAAACGGATTGATGAGAGGCGTAAAATGTTTTCATTAATCCGTTACTTTTTTGATAAAGAGCCTTATGATCTACCAATTGAAGAAATAGCCATGCTGTGGGTTGACCTGGCATGGATACGCAAAACACAAGACGAAGCGAACAAAAAGAAATGAGTAATTACCTGCAATATGTTTTAAGCCTCAAAGATCAGATGAGCGCACCGCTTAAAAATATTGGTGTTAGCTCTGAGGCGGCTCTTGACAAGTTTGCACACCTTGAAAAACAAAGCAAGGAAGTAAGTGCGGCAATGAAAAGTTTTGGCGGCTCAATTGGTTCTTTGAAAATGAAGCTTGATTTATTGAGACAGGAAAAGGAATGGATTCCGGCAAGCAATCTTAAGGCCATTAAAAACTATACATCTGAAATTCAAAAGCTGGAAAGGGAAATTGATAAGCTTGATGGTAAAAAAAATAAAATGGGTTCAGGCGGCGGCAGCATGCTTGGTTCTATTGTTGGCGGCAATCTTATATCCGGTTTAATTAGCAAAGGCGCAGGCGCTTTAATTGGCGGCGTTGGCACGTCAATCTCTTCGGGCATGGATGCTGCAAAAAATAAAGCATCCTTTGAAACATTAAGCGGCAAAGATGCAGGCGGCAAACTGTTTGGCGATGTTCAAAAGTTTGCACAGCAAAGCATATTTGGCAATGAGCTTTTTGACAATGCTAAAATGATGCGCTCTTTCGGCATTGAAACAGAAAAGATAATGCCGAACCTTAAAATGCTTGGTGATATAAGCATGGGCGATAAAGAGAAGTTGCAAAGCCTTACGCTTGCATTTAGTCAGGTAAGCAGCGCCGGTAAATTGCAAGGACAGGATTTATTACAAATGATAAATGCCGGGTTCAATCCGCTTAACGAAATTTCTAAAAAAACTGGTAAGAGCTATGCTGATTTAAGAAAGCAAATGGAAGATGGCGGCATCAGTTTTAAAATGGTTGAAGCAGCCTTTAAAAGCGCTACAGGTGAGGGCGGCATGTTCTTTAACATGACGCAAAAAATTGCAGAAACTCCCTTTGGTAAATGGGAGGCGTTTAAAGGACAGTTGCAAGGTATTGCAATGCAATTCGGAACGGCTTTGCTACCATTGGCAAGCAGTGTTATTGATATTTTTTCAAAGCTTGCTGATAACATTACTCCACTGTTAGGAGTTATACAGCCTTTACTTGATGCACTTGGAAATTTACCGTTAGAAAGTTTCATAAACGGTATAATGGGTTTGGTAGCGCCAATACTTGCTTATGCCATCCCGGCCTTTCAAACTATAATAAATTCTGTTGGTGAAATATGGAATGCATTAGCACCAACATTTGAAGCATTACAGCCAATAATCGCAATAGTAGCGGAGTTGTTTTTTAGCGTAGCTACGCAGGTTGCAAAACTCGCTACTACTATAATAAAAATACTTGCACCAATTCTAACCTATGTAGCAACTATTTTAAAAGGGCCGTTATGGGTAGCCATGAAAGTTATTGAAGCGTTGTTTGATGCTTTGTTTTGGGCGGTTGATAAAATACTATGGCCGTTTAAAAAATTAGGAGAAATGTTCGGCTGGTTAAGTGATAAAATAAATGAATTATTTGGGAGCAGTCAGGTAAATGATCTTTCTAAAAATGCAGAGAAGGCAGGAACCGCAGCAGCGAACAGTTTTAACGCAGGCTTAAGCAATATTTACGGTGGATTACCAGGTGCAAAAACTTTATCCCCACTTGGATTAGGGGCCGGAATAGCGCCTGCGAAAATACCCGGCAATACAATAGACACAAAATTCCCTACAGGAACGCCCACGGCAGGTAAAGGCGGTAAAAGCAAAAGTGAATCCGTTGCTACAGGCGGCACTAAAAACACAACTATTCATATAAGCATAGGAAAGCAAATTGAAAGCCTTACAGTAATGGCAAATAACATTCAGGAAGGCGCAAGCAAGATAAGAGATATTGTTTTGGATGAAATGACAAGAGCAATTGCAATGAGCCAGGCAGTGGCAGAATAAATATGACAAACGAATTTTTTATATCAAAGTTAGTATGGCCGCATGTATTGCCGCCGTTGCCGCCGTTCCCGGAAAGCAATACGCCATCCATTAAGCAGGCAGGGCAAATTAATGGCAACGTGGTTGAAGCTGCTGCGGGCGATAAAATTGAACAAACAATATTCGGCACGCCGCAGGTAATGCCTTTAAAAATGAAACTAAAAACCGAAAGCGATTATTGGTTATTGCCTGTTGAACCCATGATAAGCATTGACGGTAAAAACATTTTGATAAAAAGAAATGTTGCAAAGCGTAAAAAAGGGTATGGGAGCATAAAAGAATATTGGACGCAAGATGATTGGACTATTAATGTGCAAGGCTTATTAACTAACCCCGGCTCTGAGGATTTTCCCGCTAATGCCCAAAAGCAGCTTATAAAGTATTTAACAGCACAAGAACCGCTCGATGTGCTTTGCCCGGGATTTGAAAGATTGAGTATTTCAAAAATTGTGATTGAAAGTTATAGCCTCCCTTTTACGAAAGGGCCAGAAAATCAGAATTACTCATTTGTGGCTTATAGTGATAACGAATGGAGCTTACTACTTAAAAGAAAAGTTACGGTAAATGCACTTTAGAATTAATTGGTATATAAGTATTGGTTCATATTCATTAGCGATACTGGATAGTGTAGAGATACATAAAAGTGTTGATCTGTTAGCTGATACCTGCACAATAAAAATACCTGCCACTGCTTATAACAAGCCGTTGCCTCAAAATTCATCCAATGAGCTTGGCGATAATATAAGCGGAAAGATTAAACGGGGTGACTTAGTAAAGGTTTTTTTGGCTTACAACCTTCCTAACGATGATTGGAGTAAAGTTAAACCTGAGTTTGAAGGCTATCTATTAAACATAAATACAGATGATGGCAGCATCATTTTGAATTGTGAGGATGATTTGTTTTTAATGCGCGTTGCTGTAAAAGATAAGCAGTTTAAAAGCACTTCAATAAAAGAGATAGCTCAATACCTCATTAGTGAAACAAAATGCGGTCTTAAGCTCAATTGCTCTTTGAATATACTGTATGACAAGTTTGTGATAAGCAAGGCAACCGCATACGATGTGCTTAAAAAATTGCAGGAAGAAACAAAGGGTAATATCTACATCAAAAAAAATACTGATGGAACAGGTGTTTTAAATATTCATCCTCCTTATACAGAAAAACACGGCTATGTTGATTATAGTTTTCAGGAAAACATAGAAAAAAGCGACCTGAAATATAAAAATGCAAGTGATAAAAAACTTTTGATTGAAGTTGAAAACACTGGCAAGGATGGTAAAAAAGTGGTTGTTACAAGCGGCACAACAGGCGGCGATAAAGTAACAATTACGGGTTACGGGTTGAGCAAATCAAGCATGCAAATACTTGCAGATGCGGAATACAGGCGCAGGCAATATGATGGCTTTGAAGGCAGCATTACAACATGGTTAATTCCTTACTGTGAACCTGGTTACACCTGCACTCTTACTGATGAAGATTATCAATATAAAAACGGCAGTTATTACACGCCATCTGTTACAACATCGTTAGACGGCAGTGGCGGCGGTGTTCGTAAAATTCAAATGGGCATTAAAGTAGGCAGCAATGGATAAATATAAAAAGCTTGGTGTTTTATTAAACGGGTTGGTTGCTGATGGAAAGATGATTCCATTGTTTAATGCAGAGGTTAAAAGCATACAGGGAGAAAGCTGCACGATTGATTTAAACGGGCTGGAATTAGACGAAGTGCGATTGAAGGCAACTATAAACGGCAAGGCAAATAAAGTGATCGTAACGCCTGCTGTTGGCAGTATGGTTTTGGTTGGTTCTTTAACAGGTGATTTGAAAGATTTAGCGGTGCTGAATGTGGATGAAATTGAAAAACTGGAATATGTGCAGAATGGGTTAAACATAATCATTGACAGCAGTGACGGTAAAGTGAAGATTGAGAACGCTAACACAAGCGCTTATAACTTATTTCAGCAGTTGACAGACTTGCTAAAACAGTTTAAAGTTTATACACCATCCGGCCCCAGCGGAACCGCTTTACCGGATGTTGTGATTTTGATAAATCAGTTTGAAACAGACTTTAAAACAATATTAAAATAATGCCTTTAGATACAGCCGCATTGAAAACAGGAATAAAGCAGTTGCATGATGATATGATTACGCGTGATGTTGACAGCAACGATGAATACGCGCAAAGATTAAGCGATTTAATTGAGGCATTTGTAAAAAGTGGTGACGGGCATTATCAAACAGGTTCATTACAGCAAAGCGGCACTACAGGAATAATAGCAGTATTACCAACGGTAGTTAAAATACAATAATGAGAGGCACAGGCATTCAGTTAGATGGTACTTACAGCGTGGTTATAAATCCGGTAAGAGACAGCACCGGCAAGATAGTGCAGGGCATGACAGTCGGTAGCACCATACAACAAAACACGGCTCTTATACTGATTTGCAGAAAGGGAGAATTTAAAGAATCTCCCGCGTTGGGTGTAGGTATTGAAGATATTTTATTAGATGATGATTATTTGGAATGGCGCAGGCGTATAAGGATGAATTTAGAAATGGATGAGCAAATAGTTAACGAAATAAAGTTTAACAGCACAGATAATTTATTCATTGATGCAAACTATAACAGTACGAGGTAGGCAATGTTTTTTAGACCTGGCAATGCAGTATGCAGGCAGCGCGGATGAGGCTTTAAGTATTGCTGTATCAAATGGAATGGGATTGACAGATTTGTTAACCGCAGGGCTTCAATTACCAAAGCCAAATATTATTTACACTGATGTAGTTGAATTATACAGAACAGAAAAGGCAATCCCGGCAAGCATACTATCAGAGGGAACAAACGAAGGCATAGGATTTTGGTATTTAGGAAATGATTTTATAGTACAATAATGGCAAAAACAATAGCAGAAATAAAGAAGAGTATAACAGATGTTTTCATCCAAAATGATGCAGTTAAAACATTGTACGTTTTAGATGATGGAAAAACATTTGAAGATCAATTCAGCGTTACAAGCGTTGAAAGCATCATCTTTTATGCTGTTGCTTTCGGCATGTTCATCCTTTATTCTTTCGTTGATTTATTCAAGATTGAAACTGATGATAAGATTAAGAATTACACACACCCTACACTTGAATTTTACGCACAAAAAATAAAAACCTTTCAATATGGCCGCAGCCTTGTAGCTGGTAAAGATTACTATGATAATACCGGCCTTACAGATGAACAGATTGCGGCAGAGCAAGTAATAAAGTATGCAGCGGCACAAGAACAGGATTTCAGCAATGATAAGTTTGGCGTTAGGCTTAAGGTAGCCGGTGAAGATGCTAACGGTGTAAGAATAAAATTGCCGGATGTGCAATACACTGCGGCACTTGCTTTTCTTCCACGCTTCAAATATGCCGGTGTTTATACCGAAATGACAACCGATGATGCAGATTATTTAAAGTTATCGCTTCGGGTATATTACAACCCTCTTGTATTAAATGAATTGGGTCAAAGGCTTGATGGCACTGATAACCTGCCATTGCAAACCGCAATTAATAATCATCTAAAAAACCTGCCTTTTAATGGCAAGCTGAATTTAACGGCGCTTACTGATGCCATGCAATTAGTTGAAGGCATTGAAGACCCGCGTATTTTATCGGCTCAATCAAAATATGCGGCTTTGCCTTATTCAGATGTGATTGATGAAGTAACCCCGGATGCAGGGTACTTGAAAATTTATGATGATTCTGATTTAAACATTGAATGGATTGCTAAGAATGGATAACATCTATAACATATTATTAAGCAGGCTTGCGGAATGGCTAACGCCTTCCATGATGCGCATTAATGTAATGATGGCATTTGTAAAAGCTTGCTTTCAACCGTTGATTGACCTGCATAATGATTTCTTGCTTTATCGTAAGGCAAAGCTTTACCAAATCGCAATGAATTACCAGGTGTGTTATTTAGAAGCGCTGTTGAATGATCGCTACGATTTTACTCAGCGCCGCATATACATAGATGATGCAGATACAGGCGATCAGGTTTACATATATCAAGATGATGAAGATGCGCCTTTGTATATGCAGCAGGAAAGCGAAAACGACCCGCTGTATTTATTCACTGAGGGCGAAACAATAGGCGACCATACAAACGATTTTATAATTCATATACCTGCAACAGTTGCATATAGTGAAAGTGAAATAAGGGCGATGATCGCAACCAAATTATGCGGCAAGCGCTATAAAATAGAAATATTCTAAAATGAACAGAATTGATTTTACCAAATTAGGGGGCTATCCATTAACGCAGGCCGATCTTGATTTTTTGCAAGCCGCCTATACCTCCGCTTTTAGTGGAATAGCAAACCTCTTTGGCGACAAGGTTATTATTAGCGGCATGGTGCAAACCGGCAGCAATGTAAGCGCCGGTTGGATAAGCGTTGCCGGTGAATTGTTGCCATTTACTGCGGGAGCAATTGGCAGCGGCGGCATCATCATTCAACAAACAACAACCCCCAAAGTTTTTAAGGATGGTGTAAGTAAAATAGTAAGGTATAGCCGCAATGCACGATTTGGAACGCCTGGCACATATAACTACAGCGATTTTAAAAGGCTCGATCTTTCTTATCTGATGCCAAAGGGCGCTATCATCATGTGGGGGGGTGCAATAGTGGATATACCTGGCGGGTGGAACTTGTGCGATGGTGCAGGCGGCAGGCCAAACTTAAGCAGCAAATTTATTGTGGGCTATGATGCTGCTGATGTCGATTATAATGCTATTGGCAAAACAGGCGGGGAAAAGAAACACGTGCTTACTGTAACTGAAATGCCATCGCACTCCCATACAATACATTTTGATGAATATGCTACCGGGGATTCTGCTAATCCCGGTTATGATGGCGGGCCTAATAACTATGATTCAAATGTCGATAAATCAACGTCAAGCACGGGCGGTAATGCAGCGCATGAAAACAGACCTCCTTATTACACATTGGCTTACATAATCAAATTATAGCGATGGCAGTTAAAACATTAAATGAGCTTAAAGCATTCTTTGAAACAGGTGACAAGCCAACGCAGCAACAGTTTTGGGATTGGCTTGACAGCTTCATACATAAAGGTGACGGCATTGAGATTGATGATGTTGATGGCCTTACCGAAGCCTTGCAAGGTAAAGCCGATGTTGGCGATAGTTCACCAGGTAACAGGGTGTATGATGAAGTGCCAACAGGGATTGTAAATGGCACTAATCAAGACTTTGTTTTAGCACACGCGCCATTAGCTGGTAAGTATGCATTTTATCTAAATGGAGTGAAGCAAAATAAAGTTACCTATTCAATAACCGGAACCGCTTTACACGTAAACACAGCACCATTAACAGATGATGAATTATCAATTGACTATGACTATTAATATGAAAAAAATACTTATTCTTTTAGCCGCAGCATTGTTATGTATGCAGGCATCAGCCCAAAGCATACGTATGAACCAGATACGGGATTGGTCTGATTCCGTTAATGCAGTAATATCCAGATCGGTTTTGCCGAATAATTGCCCTGTAACATTTGGCGATATTGAAGGCGATGCGCTTGACAATAATTCTATTGTTTCAGCATTACAATCTTATCAGCCAATATTACCAACACAGCAATTACTTGACACCAAACAATATTATTTAGACGGCCATCAATCACTTTCAAATTTTGCTGATGCTGCAAGGCTGTCTTTAAATGTGCGCTTGTATGATAGTACAGGCATGTTTGTTTTCTTCAATGACAGTACAAATGCGTTTTTAACGAAAGGGAGTATTGCCAATGCTGACAGTAATAAAATGTTTGCAGGGTTTTATAGGTATGGCCCTTCTACAACAGGATGGAAGCCATCCGGGGGAACTGGTTTTGTTCAGGTAATGGTAGCACAAGACAACGGTTATTATCATGGTGCTGGCCGCGTGTATTATTCTTACTTTGATAATGTACTTCATACAATAGGCTTACGGTTTAAGCTTGACGCAACAACCGAAAGCCAGGACACTGTAGTGACATTTGCTTTATATAGAAGTTTATTAAGCCCCAGCAGCTTGTTTGTGCCAATTACAGGCGGTGCTATGTTGGGAAACAGCGCCTTTCTTCAATTCCCTAAACGTATAACCGGCATACCATACCCGACAGATGCAGGAGTGCAAATAGGCACTTCAAATGATGGTCGTCTTTATTGGGCTGACAGCACAAATGGGGGCAGCTCATTGCGACATGATTTTAAAGGCGTGAATGGCGATAAGGTTATTACATGGTCTGATAATAGCGGCACTGTGCCTTTAATAGATGGCAGCGGGCATTTGGATTTGTGGCAAGGTCAATTCCGTGTATTTAACGGCAGTACAGGAAATGGAGTAATTATTTCAGCCGGGTCGGCTGATGCTTTTGCGGAGAAGGTTGAAATAGATGATGCGGCTGGCATACGTCTTAAATATGGGAATACTGATGTTGGCGGCGGCATTACAAGAAATTCAGGTAATAATGTTGGGGAGTTAAGAATATTCAGCGATAGCACTATAAATAATGCATTTATAACCTTTTTTACAAAGGCGCATGAGAATGCACGATTTGACAGCTCCGGGCGGTTTTATTTAAAGCGCTTACAAAACGTATCTAAACCATACCTGTTAAATTACGATAACACAACCAACGAGGTTACATTTTCAGCCTCCACAACAGGCAACGTTATAGGAACTGTTTTTACAGGTAGTTGGAATGCATCTACACTTACATCGGGGCAAACACAATACCTGCTAATATCCGGCAGGGCTAACCCGGGAACTCAAAATGTAAATACATCCCTTATTGGTGAAGCTGGCACGCTTACCAACTTCGCCGTTTTATTAACCGGCACACAAGACGCAAGCGGAGGCATGACAATAACCGTTTTAAAAAACGGCGTGGCTACAGCATTAACTATAACTATTGCGGCAGGAACAGCAGCAGGAACATCTACAGTGTATTCAGATGTTGCACACTCGGTAAGTATATCTCAATTTGACCAAATCACAATCAAGGCCGTTAATTCCGCGACAGGCACATCAGCAGGCTTTTTATCAGGAACATTAACGCTTAAACAATAAACAGGAAATGAAAAAAGTAGTAGTATTATTAGCATTGGTATTATTAGCAGTATGTACACAAGCGCAAAGCAACCCGGTTGATACATTTGGAACATGGGGCTATTTGCCCGTTACAACCGGCAATTTCAACACATTTAATACTTATAAGCCGGTTGGTTATCATATTTTGGTTAATTGGCGTACAGTTAAGCCAACGTATGCAGGAGCTTATGTGTTTGATTCATTAAACTTAATGATTGATAGCGCCATTGCCCGCAACAAATTTGTTGGCTTTCAAACTATGGTTGGTCAAAATGCCCCTCTATGGATATTTGATTCATGCGGCAGTTTTACAACAATTGGAGGCGCGATAACAGGCCCTTATCCGAAGTATTACAATCCAAAGTATAAAACTTTCTTCTACCAGTTTCTTAAAGACTTTGCAAGCTATTTGGCAGGGTTATCAACCGCCCGTAAAAATCATGTTCTTTATTGGCAGATAGCGGAAGGAAGTACAGGCGATGAGCAACCATATAAGGGCGTGTTAGACCCTTCCGGGCCGTATATAGGCGATGCGTTTGTGCCGCAGGATAAGTTTGAACCGCAATGGGATGTTTACAGAAAACAAGCCTGGGATTCAGTTGCCATGAGTGCGGGTTATACTTCCATAAACACAAAAATTCATCTGATGTTCAATTCAGGGAATAACGGCTCTGATTTGGACTATGTAAA